GGGCCCTGCCTCCAGGGCTCCTCCTCCGGGGATGCGATGGATACCGGATACCCGGGCCCCACGGCCTCGACCCATCCTCCGGAGACCTTTTTCTTTTTAGTCAGTATGCTAGATCTGCTTCTTCAAATGTGGTGATCTCTGAGTCGAAAAACATCGGTATCTCCCCCGTGGGGCCGTTGCGTTGTTTGGCTAGAATCAGCGATACGCGGCGTGTCGGGCCTTCTTGCTCGTAACGCGCTTCGGCGTTGGGGTCGTATAGAAAAGCCACCACGTCAGCGTCTTGCTCTAGTGAGCCTGATTCTCTCAGCTCATGCAGCATCGGCGGGCCGTTATGGCCTGTCGTCTTGCGGCTCAGCTGAGATAGCGCCACCACTGTGATATCTAAGTCCTTCGCCATTGCTTTTAGATCCCGCGAGATCTGCGTCACCTCCTGCTGCCTGTTTTCCCTATCTGCGCCGCAGGACATTAGCTGGATATAGTCTATAAACAACACGTCTAATCCCGCGCGATGCTTTAAACGCCTCGCCTTAGCACGCATCTCTACGGGAGTCATTGCCGCGGAGTCGTCTATATACAGCGGCATAGATTCGAGACGGTTTCGCGTCTCCTTGACTATCCTGCCCCACTGCACTTCTGAGATTAGGTTGTTGACCACCTGCACGGGGCGTATCCTGCTGGTAGAGTAAATCAGGCGATTCATTATTTCTTTACTCTGCATCTCGAGGCTGAAGAATCCCGCCGACCGGCCTGAGGATGCAATGTTTGTTGCCATGTTAAGCGCCAAGCTGGTCTTCCCCACGGCAGGCCGCGCGCCTATGATGATAAACTCCCCGGGGTGCAAGCCTGTCGTGTATGCATCTAAGCGCTTGAACCCGGTCGATATGCCAACAATAGAACTGCCCGTTCGCATCCTGCCTAGATCCTCAAGGCTGGTATCCAGCATTTCTCCGGCACGCACGAAGTCTTTCGTTACATTGCCCTCCCCGATTGACAGAATCGCATGCTCCGAGCGGTCTAATAGTGCGCTAGTGTCGTTAGAGGTATCCTGCATGGCATTCTTAGCTATCGTCTGTGACGCGCTGATCAGCTGCCGACGCGTTGAGTAATTCTTCAACTGCCGGACATGATACTTCGTATTGGCCATCGTCGGGAGATCTGCGCAGATATCCACGATGGTATCCATCATGTTGCTAGAGCTACTAAACTTGCCCGCCACCGACACTAGGTCTATTGCCGTGCCACTTTTTTCCAGCTCGCAACAAGCCCTGAAAATAGCCCTATGCGTGGGGTTGTAAAAGTAATGCTCCCTTACGCTAGCCAATACCTCTAGGGCTAAATCCTGATCAGCCATCAGCGCGGCTAAAACCGCACGCTCGGCTTCTGGCGAATACGGCATCGAGCCGGGATTGAAATCTGTCATGCGTCTACCTCCGGACGGCTACTTTACAACAATACGCCAGAAATGTCAAGCCCAATCCAGGCGGTTATGGGTTATATATTGGTTGAGGTATCTAGCCACAATTAGAGCTGACTCGTCAACAAGGGGGAGGGAGGAATGATCACCGCACTGGAAGTGTCACTGAATTATGCCCAAAACACCAACCTGGCCATAGCGTGGATTGATAATGCTGTCAAGCATTTAGAGGACAATGTTTTGCTGATGTATACAGGGCGAGACGGAGTCACAAGGAGCATACGCATCGACGACGGCTCCTATAGCGATATAACAATAGCGTGGAAGTATGACCAGCCCGAGGGTACGACTCGCTCAAACCGCATCCGGCTGGTAGGCCTCGGCGGCCCCTCGGCGCGAGATCACATACTGCCAGAACACACTGCGGTTTTGGGTTTAAACGCATCACATCTTGATTTCGTGGAATGGCAGCGCGCAATCTTGAGCGCCTTGCTCTGTCATTGTCGCGCTACTAATCAGGCGTTGGAATTATGCCGCGATTTGCAGGAGGGAGGCTCATGAAAGCAAGACTAGAACTCGTGGCCACCACACTCAGCGCGTTAGTGCATTATTGCAGAGACACCGGGCAAGCCCTGGAGCTCTATTAGAGGGGGGTTGATATGAGGCTATGGTTAAAACATAGGCGTCGTACAATGCTGATGGCCTGGGGCGATAATGTTCCCAACAAGCGCTTGAAGTCCGATGGCTATGTAGTCCACACAACCCAGGGTTTGAAAATAGCCCTCATGCCCTTCAATACCGACCTGGGATGGTGGTGGGATGCCGAGGTGGAGAGTGGCGTCAGCATGACCTTCAACCTATGCGGGTTGTGGAATAAGACCGCCGCTGATGAATTCTACTACTCAGACTTTCATCACACCACGGAGGGTGACGGCGTGGCAAGGCTGACCCGCGCCCTGTTGGAAGCTCTGCTTGTATATTGCAGGGTTACGGAGCAGGAGCTGCGCCTTATGGATCCTGATCAGCCTCTTCCGAGGAGATAGCTTCGTCGTCCTCGTCGTCGACTATAACGCGGCCGTATTTGACCATTCCAGCGTCACTCACGGCTTCTGATATCTTAGTCATCGGGCAGTCTTCACAGTGTTTCACTCTTCACCTCCTAGGGAACGCTAAGGGGGACGCCTCCGACTGAGAGTGCTCCAACCACGTTAAGCGCCCCCTGTACCTCGCATACACCCTTGAGGGTTACGGAGGGCGCTGACGCCTCCACGTTGCTCGTGCTAGTAACGGAAACGGGGGCGTTTGATGTAATGCTGACCCCATCCTGGCCTATGTGAATTTGTGTAGTGCCAGCGGCGCCGACGACTGATAAGTCCCTAAACGGAGCTGGATTAGTAGGATCGCCACCTAGCGTTTCGCTAATGCCGCACAGCCCTGGAGCATTCATGGTCCATATCCGAGTCGCGCCTAGTAATGCTTCCAATATCTTGCCTAATGCGTTATAGACAAACAGGGATATCTTAGGCCATCCGGCGTCATCAGTCTCTAATCCGCCATTCACGGTTGGAGTGGAGAGCATGACTTTCTCGCCGCATACATTGATGGCCCGGGAGTCGCCATGCATCCATAAACCAGTACCCGGAGCAGCTTGCAGAGCTGTCAATCCACCACGCTGCATGGACAGCATGTTGGCATCCGGCCGGCCGAGGCGCAAATCGCCCTGGACGGTATCTTGCTCGGAGCGAGCGGCGTCAGACTCCTCGCCGATAGTCCCCATGAAACCAAAGCATACGGCATCACCGCTGTTTGGTGTATAACCCACCACACAACGCATACCAGCTGTGGGAGCAAAAGCAACATCAGGCGATAGCGTGGCGACTGGCACGCCCAGAAGATAGCAGTCGTCGTTATCGCCGTCTAGCCGAACGTCTATCGTTCCCGCATCGGCGTCATACCGCGTTACGATTCCATAAGATGTCTTATCCATAGCACTAAGTAGTATGGCCCGCAGGGCCACAGCGTCAAGGAGAGCCTTTATGAAGATGTTTGTAGCTGACATGTCGAAAAGGCGCACCAACCCCCTAAAGCGCACGCTCGTAATAAGCGAGCGCGCCATCAGCAGCCTCGGGGCGGCATTTCTGATAATGCGCTCCGACTCTTCCGTTGGCGGTTATGGCGTAGTGCGCAACATGGGAAGCGTACTGATGCTAATAGACGTGCTGCCTATACCGGGAAAATCAGAATGTCTGGATTACCGCGTGGCAGCTCGCAATGTGCAGGAGAGGCTCGCCGCGCAATGCCATATGCCGGCTAATCTGGCGTGGACCATGGGCAAGAACACGTTGCGCGTAAGCGATAACTGCAAGCGCGCCACGCTGAAAACACCGAAAGACGAGTACTACGAGCTCGAAGTAGCCGATGGAGGCCTGGCATGGGCATCAGCGATTAGCCTGGAGGATAACACCTACTACTCGGAAGACCTCGCCGTCAGGTGGGATTACGGCCGATTTATGGAGCTAGCTAACGATTGTAAGCTTAGCGAACTCAACGAGCCATACGTTAGCGCAATAGAGACGATACCATTTGTTGAGACCAACATCATCGCATTAGACGACCCACCGGCACGCTCGGTAGTCCAGCGAGCAGAAGACTTTCGCATATGGCCGTCAAGCAACACTCAGGTCGCCACTGTCGCGGATGTACAAGTGGGCCTACACAAGCCAACCGCGACGCAGCCAGCCACTTCACCGAACGCGCTACGGTCAGCGGTTAATCAGGCAGGCTGGACTCTGCACTGGCTAGCACCGCCACGAGAAGTGTGTGAAGCGCTGCTCGGCACGCTGAGCCGAAGCGAGGCCTCGCCATCGGGAGCGCCACTGCGCAAGATCCTAGCACACACAATATCGCAGTCGGGTGCGCCAGATGAAGTTAAGACAACAGCAATCGACCTACTCAAGGCAACCCCGCGCGACGGGAGCAGTGATGCGTGGTGCTATATCTTCCCAGACGCTAACAAAGCATCCATTTCGGTGTTTATCTCTGAGGAGGTCCCTGGCATCATAATGCCAGCCGAACTACAGCTGCTCACATGCGCATATTATGTTGTTAAGAAAACGTTACTCACAGCAGAGGAGGTGCGTGCGGCTTGTAAAGCAATCGACGACGATGGATCCTAGCTACGGAGGTTTGCTATGCCGCTGTGGATGATGACCGCTATTGCTTCAGTGTTGATGAGTATCGGGCGCTTCATCCCGACGTGGCTATACATAGCGTTTATCTCGGTCAGCGCAGGAGTCGCGATAGCGGCTTTTGCGACTGGACGCCGAGACGCTTATAGCAGCTGACATCAAGATGACGGGGCGTGGTCTAGGTGGCCACGCCCCAGTCGTCTAGCGGCGTTTCGTCAAGCTCAAAGCCACCATAAAGCGGATGCCGGAGCGATTTCCCGCTTGAGCCTCGAGCTAGAACTCTTATCTTGCGGTTTTGGAATTCATCCCAATGCTCAGCCATGTATCTGCGGAGGTTATCGTCTAACCCCTTGCCGGACCCCACATTGACGCGCTTACCCGTGGCGTCTTCTACGATCAACGACCCCACCGTTCCCTCAAGATCACCCCTGCCGGGGTTGTAGCCTACAATCTTACCGACATAGGGGTGCCATATTTTTTTACGATACATCGGCATGTCGTCGGTGTCGGTTGACCTTGCCAGGACGATGCCCTCGCCGCCCTCACGCTCGATTTGCGCCATGAGCTGTTGGGGATTATCCGACATGCGCGGCCGCGTGATATATGGATTATTCAATTTACCCACTAAGTCGTCCAGAATGGCCATCTTATCAGCATAACTCACGCCGGGCATGCCCACGATGCCCCATGGAGCGAATTGTATCTTGCCCTCGGAGCGTTGACGCTCGAGCGCCTTAACGGGTGAGGAATTGAGTATGCCGGATAGGGTGCTGAACCCCTTGGGGTGGTATAGCTCCCCCGCGATGGTCATGCCGATGTACTCTTTAGGTATTTTGGCGTCCCTGATCCATGGGACGTGATGCTCTCTCACGAGTGGCTCGCCGTCAACCCCACGCCTGCGGCTAGTGAGGGTGATCCCATTGGGATTAAGCGTGGCATACATCATGGCGCCGTCCAGCTTTTCGCTAGCCGTATAGCCCGAGGACGGAATATCTCCCTGCCAGTCCTTGTATTTACCACGCTCCTGCCACACACGCTCACGTGGCAGGTTGCGCAGCACCACGAAGTACTGCTTCGCGTTGCTGGGGTTCTTTTTTAGTGTCAGCTTGGCATCGCCTATGTCTTTATCGTGTATGTATAAATCGTACGATCCGTCATTATTGCTATGCAAAACCCCGGGATGCTTAGCGACCAGAGTAAACGGTCCCGCCCCGTACTGACCAGAGGGTATAACCCCGCTCAGCGTGGCATATGCAGCTACATGGTCGGGTTGATGTATCCACGTGGCAGTCTGCCCTGCTTGACCCTGTAGCGTGGGGCGAGGGATGACAAATGATATCGACCGATCAGGCAAACCTACTCGCAAGTCATAATGTGTCCCCCTGCGCTCGGCGTCGTGCCGCTGGACTCCGATTACCACGGGCTCGTAATAGTGTGAGCCTATTGGGGTAAGGTTTTCGCTAGGCACATGCACGGAGCGCAGCATGATATCATCGCTAGCGCGCTTAAGCATATAGCTCAAACGACTCATCGCGCCTCCAGATGCATCAAGCAAGACCGCGCCACCCAGCGGGCCGGATTAACCCCCACGCGCACGGCGGCAATTATCTCATAAGGAGCGGCATCAAGCCTCCCGCCAGAGTTGATGTGACACGTAAAGACGCCATTTGCAACAGTACAGCCGGTTAACAATGAATACGTAACGTCGTTCTTGTCCTTATCCAGCACGCGCACCATGCGTACTGACCAAGAGGTGCCCCCGGCTTGAGCGAATGCCCCAGACAAGTCTAGTGCCACCACCACGCTGCCGCTGACGGGTTTTACAACCACACTAGACGCACCGCCCGAAGCAGCGCTCGCCAAGAGCTGAGCAGCGCTTCCGGACGGCTCAAGGCCTGATGGCACATAACCCCACACATCACTCGGACTCGCTCCGCCGCCTCCACCCGTGGGGGCCAACTCCAATGCCTTAGCGGTAAACCTATCATTGCCGCTGCTATCAATCCCGATAAGCCCATCCACGCGCTGAGTATTGGCGTACACGCTAGATACGCCAGAGCTGATTCCGCTAAGCGTATTGCCGGTCGAGCCGGGGATTACATGCCCCGCGACGTCCTCGTCCCATACCGCATCGGCGAGATCGTCGGAATAATCAGCCAAGGCGGCGTCCATTTCCGCATTTATGTTGGCTAGGTTGAGCTCGCTGGAGTCGATGGCAACCGCTCCGCCGCTATTGTCGATCACCATTCCAGTCACGCCGCCCAGCAGGCTAAGCGTGCCGCCTGATCCGGCGACCTCGATGGTGCCGAATATGCCGGAAACGTCAGCCTTGCCTCCGGCGGCAAGCGTTATGGAGGCCCCCTTGCTGGTCCCACGCAAGGATAGCTCTCCGCCTCCCACGTCGACCACGTGCCTGCCGCCGCCCATGCTGTCGATCTTGCACGAGCAATTGGCATCGAGGGTCATTGCCGTGCCAGCCGTCCAGCGACGCATCTGGATATGCGTGTCAGCGCCAAGCCCGGCAAAGTTCAGCGTAGGCGTCCCCCCGTGCCCGACGAGCGAGAAGCAGTCGACGAATTCGTAGCTGCCCGCCGTACCTCCGGTGAGCGTACCCGAGCCGTGCCCGATACCGGTTCGCAGCAGGATTGAAGGCGGTAGCGTGGCCGCCCCGATCTTGCAGTCGACAAACATTGGAGTGGCAAGGGCGGAACCCACTCCGGACACGGTAGCCCCCTCGACGTAGCAGGCGTCGATGGACTGCCCGTTGAGGTTGAGATTCCACTGCTTGCCGATCAGCGTTTTCGATCCCAGGCTGGACGACAGTGTGATGGTTTCGCCATTGAGTATCCTGAAACGGGCAATGCCCAATGCTGCCGCTATGGTCAGGGCATCAGACCACGGACAGGGATTGTCAGCCGTGCCGTTGATATACACCGTGGTGCCTGAAGAGCCCGTCGCCTTTACCCACACCGCTCCGTCAGCGTAGCCCACCGAGCGATACACCACGGAGTAGGAGAGGTACATGTAGTCGTTGTAAACGTAGACCCCGGAAATGCCGCTCCCGGCCAGCCGTACTCTGACCTTGCCAGCGTTGGAGCCGGAGCCCACCATTGTAGTCCGCAGCTTGCCGATCTTCGTGCTGTCGGTCGTAGTGTTGTCGCCAGCCCATATCTCGATCTGCTGCCAGTTGTTGGCGACCCAGTCGTACCCGTAGACACCGACGTTGCGCCCCTTTGGCGTCACGCGCCCCCAGAAGACGATATCGACTGGCACGCCATCGGCCCCGACGTTGAACTCGTAGTAGCAGTCGAGATTGCCGCCTGAATCGCGCAACAGGTGGTAGTCTCCGTTTTTGTTGAAGGTGTTGGTATAGGAGCCGGTCTGTGTCCCGGTGGTGAGCACGAAGCCCGATGCCACCGTGGAGATTGCTGCACTGCCTATCGATAGCCTGGCAATCTGGTCCTGGCGCCCCGGGAAGGCATCTCCAGTCAGCCCCGTGCCGTCGAACTGAGCTTCGAGATTGTCAGCCGCTATTGCGTCGCCGGAGACCTTCACGACGTTTGCCGCAACCTCTTCCCCATCCAGCGTAGCCTTGATGTCGGAGCCGACGAATACCATCTTGTCCGTCTGAGCCTTGACGGCGGACAGGCCGGAGCTAATGGCATCATTCCAACCGCCCGCATACAGCATCGGGCCCGTGTAATCCCCGGAGTTGTTGCTACGCATTGTCCACAAATACGCTGTCGGGGCAGTCGGCTGTACGCTGAGGTTGGAGAAAGACCAGTAAAATACCCCAGTCGCACCTATTTCAGTACACGCAGGGCTCGACAGGGCCGGTTCGCTGGCATTAGTAGCATCATACACCTTAATAACAACACTATCGCCAGTACGGAATTTGACGGCAACCCTGAACGTGGCCAGTTCGGCAAGCGTAACTCTCATCGCACGACGCCTCCGGAGCCTGAGGCTAGATGCATTACCACCACGTAGTTGAATTCGGCATTAGGCGTTATCTCCATGGTGCTCATTTCGTATCCCGGACAGGTAGCCTCGAGCACCCACGGATTGAATGTCGTGGTGTCGTAGTAGGGAGCTGCAGCTTTGCCTTGATATGCATGAGAAGCCAGCATGACCTTCACCCGATATCTCGAACCCGCCCCCGGCGCAGCGGGCACGGGACCCTTCCAGGTGATGGTATTAGCAGTATTGCTCTTGATGGACTGCAGGCTGCCAGTCCCGGTGCCGGAGACGATTTCGGCGAGATAATCTACTAGCGCATTGGGCTGAAACGACTTTGACGAGTCAACTATGGTCGTCACGGACCCACCCGTGGCAGTTCCTGAAGCCAGCCAGACATACCCGTCGGCATCGGATGGCTCAGGCGTGACAACGTTGCCCTGTGCATCAGTCAGTACTACGCGGACTCCAGCCACGGGATTGCCCACATCGTCTATGCAGCGTATCGTGCCATCGTAGCAACGATATACCGTGAGATAGGTAGGGTTATTGAGCGAACGTGCCCCTGGAGGATCCTGTACCCACTGATGATTGATGGCGTGATACTTGGTGGTAACGGCGGGGAGGTGGAAAAACATATCGCTCACGTCTCCACCTGTTTTAATCCCCCTACACCACGGATTGCCGTTTGTCTGAGGCCAGGCGTAATAAGCGTAGATCACACGTCCTCCGGATATTTTCTGCCCCACACGAGCTACAGTGCCGGCGTGGAAGGCGTTGTGCTTATACATGTAGGTATCACGCACCATACCGCTTCCACCAGTGTCGTCAAATCCTATTCCATCCGTCACGCAATCTTGGATGTGATAGGCACAAAGCCCCGCCACGTTTTGGGTAAATCTAACATTAACGCTTCCTGTATAATCCATGTATCCATAGTCTTGGATGAATGAACCATACCACTTCCAGGTCCCATAATTCATCGCCGAATAGTAGTGCCCGGTACGCCTGAATGCCGCGCCTTGATAGGATGCGCCCCAGGTGAGATAGCCCATCAAGAAGATAGCGTTCGTCGTCGACTCCCAGCAGCCGCACAGCGATATCTGCGTGCCTTTCTGAAACCTCAACGCGCCGTCGATGTGTAGATAGCACTCGAAGTAGTACTGATCCGGCACGCCATACCTGTCGAAATGGCGGTTGAAAAGCCTGTCAGACAGCCCCGAACTCTCAAATGCAGCGTAGATATCAGCCTCGGTATTCGGCGCCGCCTCCGTACCACCCGTCACGGTAACCTTTGGCAATCCCCAGGGATACCATACCACCCGTATTAGGGCCGTAGCGCCAGTATCGGTGTAGCTGTTGGTGTTGCCGGCAAAGCCCAGGCAGTTATCCCCCTCCATGGGGTCGACCACCCCGGGAGAAGTCGAGCGATAGATCAGGTAGTTGTTCGCCCCCGGGACCTGGCTCCACTGGAGCCTTACCGACGCCTTGTCGATGTTGGTAGTGGCATTCACTTCAGCGCTAGGGATGCTGAATTGATTGGAGTAAACGACGGCAGCCGCACGCTGATAGACCGCCACGACAGTGTAGTAATACGTCGCCGGCGGCAGCGAGCCCCCAGGCTCCCCGTCCGCCTGAACGTTACCCGGGGCTGGCAGTACTGATATCGAAACGGGCATACGGCCTCCAGTGAGTGCTCCTAGTTAGTATGACACATCAGCGCTAACGTCAAAGGGGGAAGCTCGCGCCTCCCCCTCCGACTGTGCCTGGTCTTCAGTTAGCGCCCGAATGCTCTGCCTCGGGCTTCCTGGATTGTTGTCCACGTAGCATTAGCTCGTGGGATTATCTCACGCTCAGCCCAATTGCGCACACGCCCGATTGCGGGATCTATGCGTGGGGCAATGGCTTGATTGTACCAGTCAACCGCGCGATTGCCGCCACTGCGCAATGCAGGTCTGAGATCCTGGCGATACCAATCTGATATCGCAGCACCGCCTGACCGCGCCAGCGGGGCAATGTCGTTGCGATAAAACGACTGCATGCCCTGCCCGATATCGCCACGCAGGCGAGAATCGCCGAGCACTCTGCCGCCGGCAAAGCCCGCCAAAGCAGCGAGTATCATTGCCAGCGCAGAGCGCCCAGAGGCGGTTTTGGTCAGGTCGCTATAGGGCATTGGTTTCCGTTATCGACCCAACAGCCTGTTGATATTGTCGGTTAGAGTGTTGGAGAACTCCCTAGCGTCGCGAGCGGCCCCACCCAACAGCCTGTTGATATTGTCGGTTAGAGTGTTGGAGAACTCCCTAGCGTCGCGAGCGGCCCCACCAGCTGCATAACGTGCCGCGCGTATTGTAGGCTCTGGGGCGTGGGCGTCGCTGAAGATGGCGTTTATGACGGCGTCGCGGTAGGCTCGGGCGTTGCGAGCCGCGATGTTCCAAGTTCTCCTCCCCTTAGGAGTATCGCTAATGTTCTTTATGCGTCTTCGCTCTAGTTCGGCCGCATCTGGACCACCGCCGCCGAACGCCCCAGCAGCATAAGCCCCACCCGCAGCCCCAGTCAGCCCCAGAGCCGCAAGCAGCGCAATGAGCCCCGGCTTCATCTTGGCCTGCTTGGCCATACCATCCTGTACCTGGGCAGCCTTGGACATCTCATCAACGATCACTGCAGCCGTTGCCAGCTTGGTCAATTCCCTCTGTACTAGATCCATGTCTCTCTCCTTGGGGTTAGTACGCTCTCTTTTATGGAGAGCGGTCGGAAGGCTCGGGGAACTCCTTCTCCGAAGGCTCCGCGGCATCGCCGTGCCGGTCCAGTCCATGCATCTCATGGCGGGAGTGCTGGGTCAGATCGAGAAGAGCGCCGAACTCGATAGTTCCATGCGCGCATTGCGTAGCGCCCCTGCCGCTTCACGGCGAGCTGCCTGGAGTGCAGCGTCGGCTTCACGGCGCGCGCGGATTGCGTCAGCCTGCCGCTGCATTTCGGCTGTACTAGATCCATTTGGGGTTAGCTCTGTCTCTCTCCTTAGTTCCATGCGCGCATTGCGTAGCGCCTCTGCCGCTTCACGGCGAGCTGCCTGGAGTGCAGCGTCGGCTTCACGGCGCGCGCGGATTGCGTCAGCCTGCGCTCTGATTCTCCCTGCCATTGCGTCAGCCTGCGCTCTGATTCTCTCTGCCTCTTCAGCATACCTGCGCTGCATTTCGGCAATGCCGCGGTTAGGCTTTACGGGAGGATTGTACGGGTTAGATGCCTTTTCCGCCTCCGCCTTGGCACGCAATGACTCCGCAGACTCCACGGGGGTGGGGCGCATTGCTCGGGCCATTGCATGTCGCAGGGGAGTAAGCGTGCCTCCGCGATTGCCCTTCCTGATGTCGTCGGGGCGCGGTAGCTTCTCGCGATCGAACGCTCCGCCAGCATAGGCTCCTGCGCCAGCGCCGGCCAGGCCGAGGGCAGCCAAAAGCGCTATCAGGCCTGGCTTCATTTTAGCCTCTTTAGCCATGCCGTCCTGTGTCTGCGCGGCCTTTACCACCTCATCTACGATGACGGCGGCTGTTGCCAGTTTGGTCAATTCACGCTGTATTAGATCCATGACTCTCTCCTTTGCATATATCAGTATAGACGAGCATCGCCTTTGTCAAATTGCCCCACCGCCCAACGCCAAGGCTAGGTCTGCAACGCTTAGCGAGCCTAGATTTTTAGCCCGCTCGGCCAATTCCCCACGCAATTCGCCCAGCGGGGTGTTGGCTAGCTCTTCAAGCGTCTCAGCCCAGTTAGATTCGCGCCGCTTGCGCTTAGAGTCTCTCAGCAACGCCCAAAGACCTAAGCCGGCCAATCCCGCCGACACGGCATGTGCCACGTTGGGCTTGTACTTCAAGCCACTGATAAAGTTGGCATAAGACTCTTGCGCAACGTTAGCGGCTTGCTTAGTCAGAAGATGCTCAAGCTGACCCACTGGCCGCCATCTCCCTAGCGCGCTCTGGGAAGTTGTAGTTCAACGCGTTATTGCCTAAATATTTCCCCAGCCTAGATGCTCCGAAAACACTCAACAGCGCGATCAGCGGGTAGCGTGCCCGCTGCCATCTCTGACTCAGGAATTTACCCACAGTCTGCGCTGCTTTCGGATCATGCTTGGGCAGTGCGGCCTCCTTGAGCATCGCCGCCAATTGCGACATTACTGTCCGCCCATCGTTAGATTAGCCTGCTGACGCAGCGGGCCCAGGAAGTTGGTCATACCCATGGGCTGAGCTCCAGTTGGTTGCATCATGTTGTTCATATAGCCCTGCATCGCCCTATTACGCCCGCCTATGTTGGTATTCCAGCCCTGAGCTGCAGATTGCGCCTTAGGTATGCCCCAGGCGGCCAATGCACCGAGGCCACCTACCCCCAACAAAGCCATAAGCATACGCGGATTAATTGCTGCAGTTTTCAGGTTATCTCTTAGAGCCTCTAACATCATAGGACGACCTCCTGGTTAGCTATCTTAGTATAGCATCTAGCCTAGCCTGTCAAAAAGTCAGGCGCGTATCTTGCGAAGTGACCACTCCCGCGCCTAAAGGCGCAGGCTTCTCAGACAACCGCGCCCAACGGCTCGGTTAGCGTCTGACTCCGCAGTCCACGGAGTAGGATGTTCACAGCGGCGTTGTGATCGCGATCCGCTACGAAGCCGCAGTGAGGACAGTTATGTTCACGGTCTGCCAAAGTCTTCGGCGTGTCGGGAAGTGCCCCGCACCTGCTACACGCCTGCGTCGTGTTTCTGGGATCCACGGCGACCACTGCAACACCAGCCTCTGCCGCTTTGTATTGCAGAATCGCCAGGAACGCGCCCCAGGCCGCGTCATGCGTAGACTTTGCCAACCGGGTTCGGGCGATGCCCTTGATGTTCAGGTCTTCAACCGCGATGACGCCGTGCGTCTGCACCAACGCCAGCGCGGTCTTGTGGTGGAAGTCCTTGCGCTGGTTGGCGACGTGCTGATGCAACTTCGCCACGCGCTTGACCGCCTTGCGACGGCGGTTGCTGCCCTTCTTGCAGCGGGCAACGTGGCGCTGCGCCCGCCGCAGTTTGGCCTGCGCCTTCCGGTAGAACTTCGGTGGTTCGATGCTCTCGCCGTCAGACGTCACCAGGAACGCCTTCAGCCCCAGGTCTATGCCGACAGCGGGGAGGGTGGATGCTTCCACCTCGGGGTCTGGCAGTTCGCAGGAGAAGACGACGTGCCAGCCGTCCGGTTCCCGCGTGAAGGAGAGAGTTTTGATCTTGCCGTCAACCGGGCGGTGCAGTTTCACCTTCAGCCAGCCGATGTGCTGGAAGTAGACCTTGCCACCGTCGAACTTGCAGCCGTCGCCGTAGGAGGGGAACTCCACCGTGTCAAAGCGGTTGCGCCCCTTGAAGCGTGGAAAACCGGGCTTCTCTCCCGCCTTCACGCGGCGAAAGAACGCCTGGAACGCCTTGTCCAGTCGGCGCAGGGTGGCTTGGCAGGAAGAGAAGTTCGTCTGCGCCAGGAAGGGATCTTCCAACCGTCTGCCCTTCAGCAAGCCAGACTGCTCTTTGTAGGAGACAGACCGTTGCTCCTGCTCGTAGGTGTTCTTGCGTTGTTCCAAGGCGCTATTGTACAGCCTGCGATGCGTTTCCAGCATCGCGGCCAGCGCCGCCTCTTGCTCTCGCGTTGGGTAGAGCCGGTACTTGAAGGCGCGGCGCATCTACTCACGCTCCTTCTGCAAGGCGACGTAGCGTTGGATCACGTCTACGGAGACGTGCCCCGCCGCGCCGACGTAGTAGGAGCGCGACCAAAGGCAGGGAAGCCCGGTGCGAAGGTGGGCGAACTCCTGCCGCAAGACGCGGGAGGTGTAGCCCTTGAACTGATTGGCGTAGTGTTGCGGCGCGTCTGTAGGCGGCACGGAGACGAAGAAGTGAACGTGGTCGGGCATGATCTCCAGCCCTTCCACTTCCACGTCCAACGCCGCTGCCTTCTCGCGCAGCAGGGCTTCTAGGCGTTCGGCAACCTTGCCCACCAATACCTTGCGCCGGTATTTCGGGCACCATACAAAGTGCAGGTGAAGGTTGTAGACGCAGCCTGGACTGCGCCGGTAGCGTGCCTGTGCCATACCCTAAGTATAGCACACTATTAGGTTTGTGTCAACTAACTAACGAAAGGAAGGAGGAAGGCGGGGGCGGGGATCAGTCCTGCTTCGCATGACGCGGTATTCCCCGTGTCGCCTAAAGGCGACAGTCCCCTGCCGCATTCTTTATGGATAGATACGATACGACGCTACATCCAGCGGCAGCGGCCGGATGTCTACTCCGGGGACTTCAGTCTTAATCTTATCAAGCCATTCCGGGTCGCTTTCGTATGACGTAAAAGACGGAGCTAGCTCGTGCAGCATTTGCGTGCTATTAAGGCCGGCCCCGAATTCTATCACACGCGCAGGCTTCTGTACGCTTATTAGCGCACGTAGGACAAATCTATGAGACGGCCTAAGAGTGTTGATTTGCATTAATACTCTCCCGTTTCCTCAAGCGTATCGCCGAAGTTGATGCCGTACAGGAATGGCATAATGGGATTAGCCCCACGTCTACTGCTGGTAGCTCCCGTCGCGGCGGCACGCCTCATCTGACGTACTAGGTCGCCACCTAGCATCTTCATGGCCCAGTCAGGCTCTAGCTGCTGTAAGTGCTGATCCATGCCGGCAAACACCGGTTTGTAGACGATCGGCTTCATCCCGGCGGCCTTAAGTTGATTGTTCATCGCCGCAAGCTTATTTGCCGCAACAACATCTCCATACACGAAGTCATCGGCGTCACCGGGATCTTCTATTTTAGCAAAACGAGTAAGGGCCCCGACAAGCACTTCAATGTAACGATTGTCGGGCGCGGTCTTGCCATAGGCCGTAGATATCTGCTCTACCAGATAACGCTGAAGTTCGCGCAGCCCACGATACTTCAGCATCTCCTGCGGGTCCATATACCCATCCTGCAACTGCTGACCCCGCTTGACGGCATCTCCCGCCTTGACGTACAAGTCCAATCCGGGGCTTGCCACTATCTCTTGCCCATTATCCATGGTCAAGATCCTCGTTCCGGATTTGAGAGTGTTGATAGACTTGATCACCCCATCGCGCGGAGCCATGGCTGCCTTCTGCCCAGCAGGCGCTCTCCCGTTGAGTAGGGGCCATATCATATACAAACCCTCTATCTTCTTAGACGCCCCTGCAGCTCCTGCTTGGTGGAACGACTTCAACACCAGTTGCGTCGCCGGCTCGCTGAGGGTCTGTGCGGAAATGGCGCCCATGTTGGTTCCAACAGCAGGCTTATCCGCACCAGGGAGCCTCCCGAAGTCTTCCGCATATAACCCCTCGGGGGCTGATGTGGTAAGCGGAGAGCGCACGTTGAACTGCTTCAACCCCGCCTTCTGAGCAGCCACCACCATGTCTTGCGTCACCGGTTGACCAGCCCTGCCGATAACCATCCCATTAGGGGCAATGGCATCCTTAGCAAGATAGCGATAGAGCACTGTGGGATGTGACACCTCATAGTCAATACCAGAAACCACAGCAGGCTTGCCTGGACGTACGGTCACGCCCAGGGCCGCTCTGGTTAGCTGCTTGCCAAAGTATCCCGGATCCCTCACCTCGATAGTCTTGCCCATCTCGCTAACCCTAGACCCCTTGGCGGCAGTCCAATAGTCAGGGAAGTCCATGCCCTCGCCATAGCCAGTGCGCAATAGCTGCGGATAGGCCTTGCCCTGGAAACCCGTAGAATAGATGGGGGAATACAATATCTGAAGCACATTGCTCCAACTCCCCTTAGCACCCGAATCAGCCAACACCGCCATGGCGGATTTTGGATCCGTTACCTCCTTGAGCTTGTTTATTACACGCTCACGGATTTCATTAAAATTAGCCGGTGGTTGCCCCATGGTAGGTAAGGAGTTGATCTCGGTCTTGTTCTTGATGGGAATGAAATCGTCTAGCTTATAGGAAATCGCAGTCTTGTAGCTGAGCATGTCGCCCAAATCCTTAAGGCCCTGTACTGTGGCCTTGTAATCCTGCGGGCTTTCGTCAGCGATGCGATTAAGGGTTGCGACCAGCGCCTTGTCACTCCACACGGTGTCGTAATTGCGGAACCCCTCGGGGAGCTTTTCGTTGATCATAATCCTAGCTGGCGAGGTGATTTGATTTCCCACCGCAACCATATCCGTCAGCCCTATCTCGTCAGCCCTAAACGCCTCGAGTGCGTCGGAGAAGTTATTGTAGCGTTTGCTCGGCCTTGCGTCACCCGCCATGGATGCACGATATAGTCCCGCGATGGTGTCCTCTTCCGGCTTAACTAGAACACTGTCCGGCCCGTATTTGATCACGTTCTGCGAAGGCCGCATCTTGGTCTTGGCCTCATGCACTGCCGCGGGAGTAACCGGAACGGTGACCGACATTTGGTCGCCGTCGAAGTCGGCGTTGAAGCCCTTAGTCACCAATGGAGGTAGATAAATAGCCGTGCCGGGATACTTCTTGGCGTTAAAGGCTAAGTAGTTATATTTATGCAGCTTAGGGTCGCGGCTGAGGATGAGGGGCCGCTCCGCCATCTCCTGATCGAGAGCGTCTTCCGCAACCTTGCTGCGATTGTCGGTTAGCGTTTTAGCTCTCAGCGCCGGCATGCCGTTTTGTACTAGACGCTTGATGATGAAGGGGCGGTATATCGTCCACGCAATCTCTTCAGGCAGCCTAATCTCATCCATGTCGAGCTTGGGATCGCCCATGATGACTGCGCGCCCGCCCAGAGCTTGACGCTTAGCTAGCATCTTGCTCTGGAAATATCCCGTCCGCGGAGTATCGCCCTTAAGATATTCCAGAATACCCTTTGCCATCCTAGCCTGGCTTGCGTCACCCTTCTCCACGCCTTGCAGTTGGCCTATAGCCTTGTATGCATCCTCTCGGAGAGAATACATCCACCGGCGCGGCAACCCCCTCATGTCCTTGAGCGAGTTGTTGATACGCCCTATGTTTTGATAGAAAACAGTCAAGTCGCTCACGCGCAGCTTGTCGTCCTTAGTCATATAAACCGGCCGGTAAGCTGGGGGCAAAACGGGGAGCTTGCTCATCATGTAATCAGTGGGCTGCATCCCAGCGCGCTTGAGTCCCGCTAGAAACTTGAGCTTCTTGACAGCCTTATCCCTTGAAGCCCCCCTTAGTGTCTTGATCTGCGGGACTAGCTGCTTAATGGTATCGTCACGATCTATCTTGCTAAGCAGCCTAGCCATGGCATTGCCGCCTATCATAACGCCAGGGCCGTATGGCTTGATATTATCCTCGCTATCTATGCCTAGCCGGCCAGAAACGAGGCCCATGAATTGCTGCTTGCTAAGATCGAGCAAAGATCGTATCGCGTCTTCATACATCGGATTGGGGAAGCCATCAGCCAGCGAAATATGCCCCCACTTAGTCCCAGACATCCCGCCGAAGATCTGTCGATCGTATAGCCCTCCAGGCTGAGGGGCGAGGAACTCATGCGAGCCAGGCTCGCCTATGCGCACGACGCGTCCTGGATCGGGGACTTCTCCGCCGGACATTTTTAGCACGTCTCGATCGGTCAGGGGGACTAGGCGCAGGTCGGGGCCCTCCTCGCGGATGTTAATCCCCGCCCCCTTAAGCATATTAATGAGCTGATTATACGCGAAAGTAGTCTTGGGCGCCGGGACGGGTTGACCCATCTCTAGCGCGCGCCAGTAGTCGTCATTCCACTCGCTCTTAAATGTGGCGGTTTCTTTTAGCACATTGCTAGCGCCATGGCTCAGCATTGAGAACAGGCCCAACAGGTCCTGCTTGGGCCCCTTGTGCGGCCGGCGTGAGGCTAGTTCGTATGGATCCTCTCTGCTCCTAGCGCGCAGCGCCTTAAACGACTGCTGCTTCTGTTTAGTAAAATACTGCGGGCCGACATATATCTGGCCAATAGGCTTATTGTTTTCATCATACAACATCTCGGTGTCTGACAAGCCGCGCTTGCGCAGCTCTTCCTTCAACACCGACGCGTCGATCTTGCTGTGTAGGTTGGGGGCGTTGAAGGGCTTGCCGTCATACTCGGCAACCTTGCCCGCGGCAGTCTCAAGGATCTGCGATATATTCATCCGCGAAGGCACCGCCGCCGGGTTTTGTATCACATCCAAAGGCCGCCCGGAGGCATCGTGTGGCATTTGGTCGTCGGGGATGATTGCTACAACAACACCCTTAGCGCCCGCCCTGGTAGAAGCCTTGTCTCCCACCACAAGCGGCTCTTCAGTACGCACCCATACCTTGACAAAATCGTCTCCACGGACCACCTTGACGACACGCCCTGGCACATCACGATCCCATGCGTGATCATTGCGAGTCAGTGGGTTCTTGAAGACTGACGAGATGTTGCCGCGCAGGATGTCGTCCTCAGTTAGGGCACGCTCGCCCATTTTGAGCATCAGGGGATCGCCAGGCTCAACAATCGCGCCCTCGCGGACTACACCGTCATCATCTAGATTTGCTAGCTGCGCAGCGTTATAGCTTCCAGGGTAGTGCGCCACGAAGCGCTTCTTGGAGAGTATGTCGCTACGAGCTACCCCGTGCTGCATCTGGTGGATATGCTCCGAAGTGAGCTTCTTCGCCGCACTCTCAGAGACGACTAAGCCATCCATGAAGTTCAAGCCCTTGTAGGGCAAGTACCCCACCCTAAGGTTAACCCCAAAGGCTAGCTGGCCGTCTTTGCTAAAATTATTCTCAGCATAGATAGCGCCATCGCGCAGCACGTCTCCGGGTTTAACCGTCGGCTTGTAATCTAGAAACGTAGTGCCATTCAGAGGGAAGGCGTTGTAGAAGCGCAAGTTGGCCTTCTTGCCATCAGACGTTAGCACGTTGATGTAATCGCTGCCCACAGATACGACTTTAGCCCCATCGAGATGGCTAGGGACCCTCAGGTTGGTCAACTCATACATGTCATCTTCGCCGTATTGGTCCTTATTATCCATGCGGCCGATGAATGACTTGACCAGGGGGGCTTCGCGATACTTCAACGGCAAGGCCTGCTTCATCTGGTTGCCGGTGTAATTGGCTCGCACTGGAGAATTGTGATTAAGAAATGGCAGCACGTTGATCACTTGATTAATAGTGGCCTCCGGCGTTTCATAAGTCCAATCCACAGACTTAGCCGGGACTTCTTTGATCTCGCCCCTCACCAAGGCCTTCACGACTAACGACTTAGGAATCATCCTGCCGTCTTTAAGCTCGAACGACCCCGGAAGGGCCACTACCTTGTCATATGCCTCTTCAGGTGAAAAGCTAACCGGCTTGCCGGTCTGAGCCTCTCTCCCGCGAGCAACTAGGCGCTTGCCGTCCTTATCAGCCGCGCGGGCCATGAACATGTTAAGCCCCACCCTGCCGCCCGTGGGCGACTGTATGGGGTCGATAAAGCCCAGATAAGTGTCGTCAATGCCCTGCGTTTCCGGAGACACCGAATGCGTTGACGGAATACCGCCCTCGCCCATTACGGTGAACTCCCTGCGGGCAGACCAGATGTCAAATGGGTTGACCTGCTCTGGGGTGCTAGAAAGCTCATCAAGCAAGAACTTCATGCGCACCGTGCCGCCAAGCGTAACCAACGGACGACTCACTATCGACTCAATAGCCCTGTTGGGGTCGTCAAGACGCAATCTGACCTTCTTGGATATGTTGTTGGACTGCTTGCCAATAGCTATATCTACCATGTCGTCTATGCCCAGCGGGACCTTAAAATAAAGCGCATCACGCCTGTCCGGCTTAGCGCGTCCCGCGCTGACATCAAGCATCTTCTTGCTCACCTGGAACAGTAGTTCGGGGGATAGCGACTCCGCCTCGCGGCCCACGGTAACCTTAGTAACCCATGGATCGACAGAGCTTTGGCTAAGAGCTTCTTTTAGATTAGCTATCTTCTCTTCCGCGGGGACGCCCTGAGGGGCGTAGGAGAACATCGTAGCATATAGGTTGTTCAGCACCGTAGCCTTTGTTTTATCAGAGGCGTGATTGTCATCAACAATATCCTGGCCCCACATCTTGACGAACTGCTCACGGGGCACGCCTAGCATTTCCAATACGGCCATGAGGGGGAACTTGCGCGCGCCGACGTGGAGCGAGAACATCGAGGTGTCAGGATTGAACTTAACCTTCATATTCTGCCGCGTGGAGGTGTTGATAAATGCCTGCACGCCATCAGAGACTTCGGTAGTATAAATGCCCGGCTTAAGCCTTAGCTGGCGCTTAACGGAATACTCCTTGCCGCCCATGATGAAGGTGCCACGCTCGGTTAGGGCTGGGAGATGCATCACAAGGCGCTGATTAAGCCGCTCGATTTCCTTGCCGTCGTTGTCATATAAAACAAAATCGGCACGGACAGGGTTGGTAAAGTCGCGGTTGTAGTATTTAGCATCTAGCTGCTCCTCGAGGGCCATGCCGACGTTAACGTTCCCTACGTCTATGTTTTCAATACGTAGCTTGCGCGTTTTACCATCGACATTAAATAGCTCTTGCAATCGGCGTTGTATGACATTAAGCAGCTCAACGTAGTCAGAACGCTGGCTTGCACCTCGTCCGTATTTGGGCAATTGATGTCCTCCCATGTAGTGATTTGCAATATCTAGTATAGGCAGCAGACCGCGGGGGTCAATGCCAATATCCCGCGTTATGGGTTATAAAGATCATGAGTGTAGCTCGTGCATTTCACGCAAAGGAGTATGTAAATGGATGAGATAATTAGGGTTGAGATTAGCGCAAACAACTCAATCCGCATTACGAAAATCGCCCCACACATAAGAAACACCTTCAGTCGGGACCACAAACTAATCCAGCTGTTCCTCCCCGGTCGTGACCCCGAAATGGTGATCACGCCATGCGTAAACACGACGTGGCACACCAACAGCCATAGTTTCGCCATTGAGTGGCAGCGGGCACTAATCGCCGCGGCTTTGCATTATCATAGGAAGGAAGAAGAACGTGGCTGAGTTTCCGCCGAATTGGATTCCGCGCCTCGGGCGCCACCTGCCCATGGGCACAACAATAAGCGTCTCCGCAGGGGCCGTAGTAGCTTTAGCTAACATTAGGCCCAGGATGTATGCGGTCATCCCGGAGACAAACCTCGTCGTAGAACTACCGGGCATGCTCCGCGGAGGAGATGATATCATGCACCTTGCGATGTATCGTTGTTTGCGATGGCGCTGGAACGATGATAATCCTAGGCAGATAAAATTCACCGCCACATTGATCAATCAAGACATAGCCATCGCATGTCAGCGCAAACTATTGGCGCTGATGCTGGCTTTGTGGCGCACTTTGCAGGAGAAGAAATCATGAGATACATGCCGGAAAACATGATACCCCGCATAGCGTGGAGGGAGGTTAACAATACATGACACTGTTGCCTGTAGAATGGATACCACGCACAATGCCACGCGGCGAATTCTGGACCTTAATATGCCTACCTTCGGCGCTAGTCTTTGAGTTCCCTATTAAATGCTGCCCCATCGCGCTGTTGCAAGGAACGTATTTTATAACCCCGCCCTCACCGTACCCGACCGGCGCTGTTTCCAATGAAGCATGGGGGGCTGCTGCCCCACGGGCAGCCGCGGAAGTGAACGAGGTAATGATAGACCCAGAGCAGGCTTTGTTGGGCTGGACGCATTACCGCCACGGAGGATACAATGCGATATGCTTACTAGGCCACACAGATGCTATTAAGGTGCAACGCGCGTTACTCGCGCTGATGCTAAGTATATGGCGAGACACTGGGGGCCCGGAGTGATAGACCCAGAGCTAATTCCGAGGATTGAGCGCCGTGGTAACTTTCATGCGGTCACCATCTCCAGCCGGGCCATAGACCAACCTGGCGACACAACTAGAGCAATCGAGATTCGCGACGTGGCGTGCGCTTCGTACGTCGACGTGCTGGTGACGCTATCGAGAGGATATCTGCGCGCGCGCCGCTGCGTATGGGTTTGGAGGGGCGAGGAACTTTGCTGGATGCAATTCGGGATGCATCAGAACGCAATAACGGCGCAACGCGCTGCTCTTGCACTCGTCTTGGCTAAATGGCGCACAGGATGGAGGCCATGATGAAACATCTTGACCCGAAATGGATTCCGCGCCTAAAGCACGGCATGTTGGTTACACTGCCCGACAGCGTCACAGGTGCGGTTCGCCCCGGCCCCCTCAAGGCATGCAGGGTGCGCTCGGACTTTCAGCTCTACGTTACGCTGCCTGCACGAGATCAGGGATGGAGGCATATCATAGTGTCCTGGCAGGAACATCAGGAGGGGCAAGACTATACAACCGACCCCTTCACTAAACACGAATACGCCGTAGCCACCCAACGCGCCCTCATGGGACTAATTATGGCCCTGTGGCGTGAGGGGGCGATATCATGACGAAATATATGCCCTCTAGTTGGGTCCCGCGACTCTTCGAGGATGATCTATACGACGCTGAATTGACGGTATGGACGGTGTGCTTACCCCGCAGCGTACGATGCGAGCTGCTTCAGAGGCCCAGGCTAGAAAACCGACCACCCTATAACTCCGCTGATGACATAATATCCCTTTCGGCGAGGAACTCTACTGGGACGATGATTTGGAGTTGGAGGGTGAGCCCCAGAGCGGCATGATGTATTGGGAGCACGACCTTGCAATTAAAGAACAACGCAGGCTATCAGCGTTAATGCTGCTGTATTGGAGGAAGTACTATGAGTGATAACACCATGCCTGTCGATTGGATCCCACGGCTTTGCAAAGACCCTTCATACCGCGGGATGCCAAAACATGTGGTATTTCTCCCCCTCCGCATATACAATGAACTGCGCGCGAGACCGCAACTGGCAATCCGCCAGTCTCCGTATTTCGAGCGTTGCGAGCGCGGAATGTCACTTGCCGGCAATATCTCAGGAGTATATTGGCGAAACTGGACCACAACACGCAACCCCGACGGGACACATGCCGGCGACATCGTATATGGCACCCTAAGCTACTACGACGACCACGCTCAAGCGGTCGCATCTCAGCGCCAGCTGTGTGCCTTAATGCTGGAGTATTGGCGGAGAGAACAATAACGGCGATAATGCGGTATATATAAAGCGAAGCCAGCTTAACGAAGGAGGACCCATGAGAGACCCGCTACTAGTGATGCCGCCGATCACGCTGCGCGTATTTACGCGTGGCGAGTTAATGTATTGCAGCACAAAATGCGAGCTGCGCTCCGATAGCGGATATTCATGTAAGCTAGGCCTTGCCCAGCCCATCGACGCAGCCGCGGGCGGGGATTACGTTCCCATGCTCAAGCCAGGCGAGCGTTGCCCAATGAAGAGCGGCTCTGAGCTCAGTCGCACCGTAGTACTGACTCTGACAGAAGCCGCCGCTAGCCAGGTGTGATAACACACCATCCAAGGAGGCATCATGCCGGATCCCGAAGTCATAGTGGTAGAGAAACTGTGCTTTCCCGTCGAAGTCACCAATCCGATCGATCCAGAGCGCACTATGGACGTTATCGAAGTATCGCAGGAGGACGTTGAGCTGCTGGGCCCCGACGACGCCCCCTGCGATGTAACAGTATACGACCACTACCATCTGTGTTACGTCCGCGTCGTCCGCAGAGAGTGCGGAATGCACCCGGGATGTTGGCACGAGATGGTCGCGACCTTCGACCACGGCGGCGAAACCACCGACAAGCCAATTGCCCTAAGAAGGATGGAGTAACATGAAGTACGCCCTGAAAAGCATTGTCGAGGGAGACCCCTCGAAGGAAGAGCGCACGCGGTATCTAACCGTAGGAGAGATGGAGGAGCGCGGACCCGGCTTCGACATCAAGCTCTACATCGTTCCCTATGATATGCAAGCACTCGTCGACGAGCGACGGCCCGGAAGCTACCGCATCGTGCGGCAGAAGACGGAGCGCGAGCGCGCTGCCAATCCGGAAGGTTATCCGGACTTCTATCTGGGGAGCATGCAGACCACGAAAGCAGGAGACAAGTTCCTCCTGCATCTCAACATGTTCCCCGACCTGACCATCCTGGCGGCAACCATCGACGACAGACGTGGCGGCAGGAGTGCACCACCACCACGCCCGACGCAGCCACGTCCAGACGCCGCACCCGACGAGGGTGACGGCTACGACGACGACATACCGTTCTGACGATCATGCTCCTAGCGGAGGGGAAGCCCTCCGCTAGGAGACTAACTCCACAACCAGGCCCAACGGCTTGGATTCTTTTTTAGTCTGCTCAGGCCAAGAAGATGATACGTCAATATATTGACGGTCCTTAAACTCCTCCTTCTTGCCATTGTTCCACGAGTCTACCGGGGTGTAATAGCCTACAACCCTTGAATATACGAGCGCGCGCACGGCCTTGATTTTTGCCATCTCGCCTCCAGACGAGCAGGGCCGGCAAATGCCGGCCCCGATGGGTAATGCGACTAACTCTTAGAGCTTGTGCCTGTTATACCATTCCCGCCATCCAGCGGGTTGAAAATCAATCTCCCCCTCGGTCATTAGCTTCCACTCGAAGAACCTGCGACGGACTAGCCCGGGAAGTCTAATCCTTTTCCCGGTGGCGCGATCCCTGCCGGTGGAGTATTTGTAGAAGACATTGCCTGCCTCAGCATCGGTTGCTTTGCACGGCCACGTGCCGCCAGTAATGATCCCCGGCCCGGCGTTGTATACAGCAGACACCAATCCGGCGCGTGTCCACGGAGGGAGTAGATCCCACTCCTCCGTGCGCCACTTTTTACCCGGCTTGGAATTCCACGCACGCTTAGCTTGAGGGACGTACTTTTCCTCAAGCTCGTCCACTAGATACAACGCGGCTTGATCTTTAGTCCATGGATACGGCGGCTCTCCACCTACCACAACGTGGCCATACCCAACGGTGGGGATGCCCAACGGATCCGGCTTCGGTTCTGGCTCGAAAGACTCGAAGTGCTTGATGGCCTCTACCATGATGTCACGATAGAGATTGTTATCGTTAGCTTCCTTAATCAAGCGACGCAACTCCTCTAGCCCACCATGAATCAGCTCGGCATACCGGTCGCGATAATGCGCTAATATATCGAATAGATCCATGGTCAGTTAATCACTACGCGGTCAAACGGATCATATATCTCCGTCTGACGCCACGCCGGCTTGACGTGCATCTTGGTCTTATACGGCTCCAGCGCGGCAACCGCATCAGCCAATTCACTCATGCTGCGATTAGTCACGGCCGAGACTAGATTGTCGTACAACAGCTCAATTGGCACGCCACTAGGAATGGAGTATAGCGTGAAGTTGAAACGTATCGTGCGCGCGTTGGGATCCATAACTGGCGGCTTAGTACGCACATACGTATCATGCACTATCTGACGCGTGCTCGACATTTTGCTCTCCCTCACCGATTAGCCTTGCCATTACATTATAGATGCTTCGCAGCACTAACGCAACATTGTCCAACCACGCCTTGTTGTGCTTGGTATCCAACGACATCATCATCGACAGCGCCTGCTCATTGCCCGCTAGTGTTCCAAAGGCGCCCATCAATTCATCGACATGATAGCGCTGTTTAGACTCTTCGTCTAAGTTAGAGTAATGCAGCTCGGCAATATTGCGTGCTATCCCAGCGCATATAGCGGCTGCCAGGATGGCGTCTACGTGGACTAGCTCATTACCCACGGAAGTTGCCCCTAATCCACTCACGCTTGGCATGGCGGTAAAATCTACGCACGTCATGATGCCACGCTTCGCGATCCTCGTCAGATAGCACACTCCAAATGGAACTCACATACGCACGGATAAGCTTGGCGCGTCTCCCGCTCATAGCACACCTCCTTGTCGAGGAATATATCATCTCCGGATTAAATCGTCAATAGGGGGTGTGCTTGCGTTATAAAAGAAGTGAGGGTATATCAACAACGCCGAGGGAGGTGAAGTGATGATATACGATCCAGACCGAACATCCGACGACCGCCTGGCAGACCGGGCGGACGTGGGATGGGTTCGCGAGGGCGATGACGACAGACGGTCATCGCCCCGGGACGACCGCCGGTAATAAGGAGGGGAAGGGGCCTGGTGGGACTACGGTTCTGCCAGGCCCCGCTCTCTCAACATTTCTAGCGCTTCGTTTTTTAGCTGCCGGATACGCTCGCGACTTAACATGCGTATCTGCGCAATGTGCTGCAGAGTCTGGCGCTGACACCCTATTCCGAAGAAGCGCCGGATGATGTCACAATGCATCTCCGGCAATTCATCAATAGCTTTCAGCAGGGCGGGGTCTAATACTTCAGCAGGCTGTTCACCGTCGTCACCGTTGACGTCCTCGTAAATAGTAACATCCTCCGCCGACACAACCGTGAAGGCGTTTTTAATCGCCCCTACAATCTCCGGCTTTATCCCGCGCTGCTCGGCAAGGCGCTCCTCCGTTAAGGAGTAGTCGTTTTGCTTTTTAGACTCGGCGTCGAGATCCCTATGCAACGCACGCACCATGTTGATTTGACCGGCGGGGACGTGAACCATCGGCACCATCTGATTGAGGTACTGATGTATCCTATAGTCAATCCAGTACTTAGCGTAGGTGGTAAAGCGCGTCCCGTTAGAAGGATCGAAGCGATTAGCCGCCTCTATTAAACCCTCAATAGCGGCTCCTATTACGTCCTCTCGCTCTGCCTTCCACTTGGTGTTGAACTCGCCTGCGATCTTGATAGCGAAGCGCATGTTGGCCATGACGAGATCATCGCGCGCGGCTACGTCACCATGCTGTATGCGGCGTCCCAGTGCTACTTCTTCATCTGCCGTAAGCAACTCGCGCTCGCCTATGGCGTCACAAAGACACTGGCTCATATCATTCGTCGTCGCCACGCCACGCCTCCTCAGTCGCCGCTAGTATCGCCTTTGGGTTTTCCAGAACGGGTTCACGGGCGGGCTCGAGTTCGGTATAATATACCACAGCCATGATGCGCCCCGATTTGTCGTCGAAGAAATACTGCACGTCTTTGGAGATATCCAACAACACATTGGGGTTGTTTAATACCTCCTCAAACTCCTGGCGGTGGGCTTCCACTATGAGGTTAAAGGTCCTAACGCGTCGCCGACTAGAAACCTTCATCGCCTACCGCCTTGATTGTCAGCCATGGGGTGAGGTTGCCCAGGAGGGATACCCATGCTATTCATGTAATCCACAAGCTGCTCGTATACTACCGGATCAGACTGTTGCTGCTTCCTTAGGAATTCATCACGCTGATCCGGATCCCATCCAGCGAGAGTCATTGCTATGTCATAGATAGAGTTGCCGGTCTGCGCTATAGGGTTCATATTAGGCATCATGTTCATCATGCCCTGAATCGCGCTCTCACGCTGCGCCCTTAGAGTGCTCCACTGCGCCTGATTCATCCTATCCATGAGGAATAGCTGCTTGGCCTGGTCAGCCTGCATCTGCAACATCATCATCTGATTGAGCGTGTTCTGCTGCATCTGCTGCTGCATGATAATCTGCGCAGCTTGATCAACGGTCATGCCTTGACTCATCATCTTCTGGATGTTACGCACTAGCTGATCCGTCATGTCCTGCTGCTGAGCGTTCATCTGCTGCACCATGATGGCTTGCTGGTCTTCCATCAGGCTGGCCTGATGGCTAGACTGCGCTGAGGCTATCATATTCATAGCATCAACCTGCATCTGCGCCTTGGCGATGTTTTCAGCCTTTAGCTCTGCCTGCATGTCTTCATAATTCAAACCCTCCATCTCGATCAAGACTTTGGAGGGGATCATCTGGCCGGCCACCATCTGGAATATCATCTGCTTGTGCTGAATGTCATCCAGCATCTTGAACTCGCGCATCTTGACTTCGCACTGAGCGTAATTCAGATGCGACTGGATGATATCCGAGCTCCAGTCGAGAAACTCCTGAAGCTGATCTCTATGCGTCAAGAAGAAGTTCTCGATAATACGCAACGATATCGTGTTACCTGCCCAGGTGGCCTCTCCCGCGATTAGCCCACGCGGCAGGCCGAAACCGAGAAGCATGTCCTCCGTAGCTGCAGCTACTTCTTGAGAAGGAAGGAATGCGCGGCCCTTACCGCCGAAGTATATCTCCTGAACAGGTATTGGCGAAAACCCTATGTAGTTAGGATCCTCACGCTGATGCTTAAACTCCTCGAGGATAAACGACCGCAGGCGATCCTGCATAGCCACTGCAGAGGCATAGTCGGTATCAACCGGAGCTAGCATCCTGAAAGGAGTGATATGCTCGTTAGCCACAGCCTCGCTAGCGCGTTTTAGCGTGTCTAGGAAGTAAACCGTCTTGAAGGCGCATATCAGCAGCCCCTTACCCCACTCGCTATGCACATCGGTCGGGCCTTGCAGCTTGAAGTGATAAACGTTGTTAAGCTTGACGATCTTCTTCTCTCTAATAGCATCTAGTACCGCCATGGGGGTTTCATTGATGACATCCATGTCCCCTTCTTCAACGGCTTCAATAAGCGACGACGGAGGATCCCAGTAGATGTCTTCTTTTCCGCTCCACGGATACGCCTTGATGCGTATTAGATTAATAGGCCACGTGCGCACTATGAGATCGCGCTCGTTAATGCGATGCTCGTCAATGGCGGAAAACACAACCTTGCTGCCACAGGTCGGGCATGTTCCGTTGAACTTGTTGCGCTTGTACGTCAAGTCACTTATGGCATTAGCGCTATAGGAATCCGGTATGATTTCCTCGCGAGGACCTTCACCTGATATGCTAGTCCCCGCCATGAGTGTGTCATCCGAGGGGAAAAGAAGAGTAGTATCTTCACGCTCCTTGCGTTTCTCCTCTAGCGCCTGCGTCAGCTCCGCACGCCGAGCTTCACACTTAGGACACGAAAACTTGCGCTCAACGGGGAAATTAAGCGTGACGACGCAGTTGCCGTTGATGAATGCATCGAGGCCGATAACGATAAGGAGCCGCTTGATGCGCATGACCTTTTCAAATACGTTGCGATAGCGATCCTCAATCGCCGTGGTCTCAGCGTTATACTCGAGATCCGTAACGGCATACTCGGCGAGCTTACTGATGGCCAACCTGACGATGGGGTTGGTATAGTAGATATATAGAGCTAGATCGTGAAAGTCTTCTGCCTTTTCAGGCATGCTAGCCGTGGCGAGATCAATGAACGGCGTTTTGTAATCCGCCGTCATCAAGCCATACGAGTCTCTCACCTCACTAAGTATCGACGACATACATCACTTCCCTTGTGGCTGCTCGCGGGGCCAGTATCGCTTAGCATCATTGGCGGCATGCTCTAATGCCAACACTTTAACGGTATGCACAGCTACCGGCTCCTCCTCTATCAGCCAATCCGTTTCTTTGCCGTAGGTAGCGCGCATGTAACCCATAATCATATCGAGGACGATGCTGTCGGCATCCTCTTCAGGGCCGTTTCCGGCAGTAGCCGCGGCGAGCAATTTACGCAATGGAGTGTTTACTAGCGCACCTAGATAACCAGGCAGCCAGAGGAAGCCCTCCTTGTATAGCAATACCGCTATCATCGCGGCTACTTCGCCCTCGAACTGGTTCTTAGGCTCGATGGTGCGCATAAACTCCACGCATCGCACTATGGAAGATGGCTCTGGCGTAAGCAACGAATCCGGCTCTGGAGTTACCCCTGAGAGCGCTAGGCATATGTTGGGGAATACCGCCCAATCCTGCCATGGAGCTAGGGAGTTGAAACATACCCTGATGGCCATGATTTTGTTCTTCATGGCTCGAGGTATGTCATCAAACTTCAGGATATCGCCCTGCTGCGCAGTGGCGTCTTCTATCTCCATCCACAATGTCTCCGGCTCGCAAAAGTGCCACACTTGATCCAAGTGATGATCCAACACCGTCACGATCTCGAATGGCGTTGACGTTACGTCCCGCAGCACATCGTGGAGAGATCTCATCGTTATGCCTTACGCCCCATCACGTCTAGAACCACCGTGCGCTGAGGGGCCGCCATGCGCATAAGCGTTCCCTCGGGATCGCTGCGCAGCTTGCCCACCACATCACTACCCAAACGCTCAACCAACAGCGACGGATCATTGACGGCCATGTCGTGCAGCTTGCTGACATCAATGTCTATCCCGCCAATAGATACCGTCTTGGCCGTTTTAATAGGCCAGCCCAAAACAGCATCGACAGGACGCGCAAGGCCTCTATCATGCCAGGAATAGTGCAACTTATTGGCGTGATCTAGGTTGTCCAGCGTAACCGCAGCTTGGGCTGGCGAATACTGCTTACTGGCTACCTTCTCGGCGAGATCGCGATAGGCCATGTAACCATCCATGTTGTTGACCATCGTCGTCCTCGCCATTATATGACCATAGGCGGAGTCGCTGAACGAACGTGCTGCATATTTATGCACACTGGAGTCCTCCGGAATGGTCACGTTCAACTCTTCTGCACGCTTTTCGATAGCTCGCGACATCTGAATCGCATAGGACGCCAACCAATGCCGCGCGTTCTTCTCAACTACCGCGATGGCATGTTGCAACTGCGCTTTGGTGTTGATAGGATAGCGCTGGTAAGTAGCCCCGTTAATGTCTTGATTGATGCCAAAATGCCCCGTTTCCTCCGCGGAGGCCTGCTTCTCCATTATGCTGTCTAGCGTAGCAAGCAACCCCTCCGTCACGGGATAGAAGAAGGAGAGATGCTCGCCCTTTGCATTAGCTATCGCGTTATACCACGGCTCGGACGAGATATCTACGCCATAACGCAAAGCAGCACTCTCGAAGCGCTTTACGATGATGTTAACCATGTTGTAGGGCAAGCGCTTGTAAACCTTATTGAAGGCCGCGATGCTCATCTGCAGATCGGTCTTGCTATTAATGGGATACTTGCGCATCCTGTCGCCGTTGGGCAGAACTAGCACGATGGCAAACTCGGTATCCAACATGCGATGCTGATCACCCGCGTCTCCGCTATGATAGAGAAAATCACGCAACTCGCCCGACGCTTCTGCCACCTTGCGGAAAGCTCCCTCGGAAAATTCGGCATCACCCATGCGCTGGAAATCGTATGCATCCATTACTAGATTCTTGCCCTGCATCTCATCCCTCCGCTCCAAGCATTTGCGCCGCCTGGTTGCATATCTCGCGATTAGTTATCGTATCCCAGCAGGGAGCTCCCGGCTGAGGCTCGTCTTTCTTACCACGCTTCTCCCAATCGCTTATTAGTATAGCGCATTTTGAGCAAGCGTCGGAGCCATGGCAAAAACACGGCGCGCAGCTATAAGGGGTGAAGAATGAGTAAACATTATCGTATTGCCCCACACGCAGTTCTGGTGGAATGACATTGAACAGTGCAATGGTTGGGATGCCCATCGCTCCCCCGAGATGAGCCAACATGCTATCGGGGGCGACGCATAGGGAAGCGCGCTGGCATAGGGCAACCATATCGTAAAGATCCGTCTTGCCGGCCCAGTTGTGTATTTTGGGCATCGGCTTGGAGTCGCGGCCTAGCCATTCGAGATTACAATCCCTAGGCCCGCCTGTTACGATAACGTGTACGTCAGGCGCGAGGGTTGACAATGCATAAACCAACTGCGCCGACCTGCCGATAGGCAGTGATCTATTGATATTGCTGCTCTTGAACTGATACAGCAAGACGCGGTCGCTCGTTTTAATGCCATCCTTGCGTAGCCGTTTATCTAATCCCCTCACGGCACCCCTAGGGGGGACTAGTTCGGGAACCTTTTCCTCCCGAGTGAGATGAGGCAGGCCTAGCCGCTCTGCGAATACATCACACCCGTGTAGCGTCCTCGCTGGCGCCCACGGAAACTCTATGGCATCATAGAAATTGGCGATGTAATCGTATTTTTCAATGGCCAAAGCCGGCGATGGGATGGATAGCGTTTCGTCAACATAAGGCGACATGCTGCCGAGTGGGGTGTATTTCTTGCGCGTTGCCAACCCAATGCGGACTGACGGCATAGCCTTCTTCATGCGCTGTATTAAGGGGAGTATCATAATGATATCACCCGCCCCGCCAGTCCTCGTAAATACAATAGAATCCGTCGGCTTAAGCTCTTGCCCGGAGTATTCTTCAATATCAGCCAGGCGCACATCAATACTTGACAGGGCCTCAGGACACACCTTATGTGCTTGCGCTTGCATGTTGAGAAGGTCGTACCTGGAGTAAAACATCTCGCGCCCTTCGTACTGGCGCATTGATGCATCAAACAGCTTTGGGTGATACGACAGCATAGTAACCACGTACATAAAAGCGCCTCCAAAAGGCGGCGG